GGTCCGGATCGACCGGGCGAAGGTTGCCCCGAGGGTGGTGTTGGCGAACGAACCGGACCTGCCGTTGCAGGATCAGGTCATCGACGGGTTGCACGTCTACCTGCCTGCGGGGCCGCGTCCTGGTCCGCACGACCGGATGTGGGTCCGCGGGAACGTGTACGACCTGATCGGCGAACCGGGTGTGTGGGTTGCCCCGCGGGGTACCCGTGAGGTCGGGGTGCAGGTCATGGTCCGACGGGTGGAGGGCTGACATGGCTGTCAAGATCAAGCTGACCCGGAACGGCCCTCGGCAGCTCCGTCAGCTCCCCAGTGTGCAAGCGAACCTTCGTGCCCGCGCTGAGGCGATGAACCGTGCTGCCGGTGGTGGGATGAACGTGGACTCGATGGTGGGGCCGGGCCGTGCCCGCGCCACCGTTGCGGCGGTCACCCCCGCAGCGCGCCGTGCCGAAGCGACGTCACGGGCGTTGACACGTTCTATCGACGCCGGCCGATGACCTCCACCGCCGCCCCCGAACCGATCTTCTTCCCTGACGCCGAAGCGGCATGGCGCACCCACCTCGACACTCTTCTTGACGTCCCCGTGTCGGTACAGGTCCCCAACCCCCGACCGTCCAGTTTCGTTCGGGTCATCCGCACCGGCGGCCCCCGCGCCAACGTGGTTGTCGACAACGTCCAGCTCACCATCGAATGCTGGGCTGACACCACGGTTGCTGCTGCCGCACTCGCCTCCGTTGTCCGTGCCCACGTCAACGCCGCGCAGGGCGGACCGGTCGGCGGGGTGTGGTGCGGCCGGGTCGCCGAGATGGGTGGCCCCGCCAACCTTCCCGACCCGTCAACAGATCAGTACCGCTACTCGTGGTCGGTGATGGCCGCGATGCGTGGCACCCCCTAAATCTCCAGCGCAATGAGCCGGCCTCACCGAGGCTGAAAGGAGCAGCACCATGTCCCTGGACGCATCCAAGGTCGAGGTCGCAGTCACTGGCGCCGTGTACCTCGCCCCCCTTGGCACTACCGGCCCCACCGACTCCGAAATTGCCCTCAACGCCGCGTTCAAGGCGGTCGGGTACATCTCGGAAGACGGGATCACGGAAACCCCGGAGGAAGACACCACCGAAATCCGTGCCTGGCAGAACGGCGACATCGTCCGCCGGGTCCTGTCGTCCCACGAAATCCAGTACCAGTTCACCATGATCGAAACGAACGAGGTCACCCTGGAGGCGTACTACGGGAACTACGACGCCGGCGACGTGGTGGTCACCGGCGAGCAGCTTCCCCGGCAGGCGCTGGTGATCGAAACCATCGACGACGGGAAGATTCGTCGCCGGTTCGCGCCGGTCGCGCAGGTTGTTGAGCGTGGCGAGGTCCAGCTCACCAACGACGAAGCGACCGGGTTCGAGGTCACGTTCACCTGCTATCCCGACACGAACGGTGGGAAGGTCTACATCTTCGCTCCGGCCGACGTGGGTTCGGGTAGCTGACATGCGGCGGGGCGGTTGGGACGCGCTGGCCCGACCGCCCCGCTGACACTCACACCAGCGCACAGGAGCCAGCGCATATGACTGAGAAGTTCCACTACCAGTACGACGGCGACAACATTGTCATACCACACGTGAAGCAACTACCCACCGGTGTCCTCCGTCGAGCCCGCAAGTTGGAGGGCATCGACCAGGCGTTCACCATCCTTGAAGACATTGCCGCAGACCATATCGACGTCATCGACCGTATGCCGCTAAGCGACCTCGAGCAGTTCCTGTCTGCATGGCAGGAAGCGTCCGGGGTTTCCTTGGGGGAATCGGTGGCCTCCTCGACCTGATAGACGGGTATGGGGAGGCCCTAGAACACGACCTTGTCGTGGCAGGGTGGACGCTTGACGACGTCCCTGGCCGGCTGAACTGGCGTGCCGTTCGCGCTTTCGTCGCCGGCCAGGCAGCCAAGGACGGCACTGCTCTGCACCGGGCTACGGCGGGAGATCAGGCCGGTTGGGGCCTGACGCAGCATCTGCTAGCAGGCTTGTACGACCAGCTCGCCGTCGCTAACTGGCAGCGTGCCGCTTCTGGCGCGAAACGCGCCCCGAAGAAGCCCAGCCCCCTACCACGTCCAGGGATAGATGACGGCCAACGCTCAGAAAAGTCAACAGCTATCCCGCTGTCAGAGTTTCAACGAATATCAGAAGCGCGAAACCCGCAATCCGTCGTCAACGGCGACCGGCAGCAGTGATCGCTGACGCGAGTTCTTGGGCTTTCCGGACCCGCTTCTGGTTGACCTTGGTTGTTGCGATGCCGGTCTCGAACTCGACCTCGACTGCCCAGCCGAAGTCTGGCCCCTGCACCATGACAAACATCTGACGGTCGTCGACCTTCTTCTTTGCCACCGCGCCAAGAAGCGCGCCGACGGGGCCGAGCATGACCCCCCCTGCGGCGGTTCGGGTCAGTGACAGACGACGGTCAACGTCGCCGGCGGATTCAACCCATGCCTGCACTCCCGCGACAGGTCGAACGTCCTTCCGCATCCCGGTGCGGTAGACGATTTGGTCGCCGGAAAGCTTGAGTCCGTTGAAGGCCCCCATCGAAGTCCCTTTCGCGCTGACTTTCAGTATGGCATAGGAGGTCGCCAGTGTCAGTAGAACTCGCGACCGCCTGGGTATCTCTCGTGCCGTCCACCAAGGGCCTGGCCTCTCAGGTCCGGTCGGAAGTCACACCAGGGCTGAACAAGGTCTTTGGTGACGTCGGCGCGTCCGGCGGGCGCGGCATGATGTCGAACCTAGTCTCCAACACGGTCTCGGGCCTGGATCGTCTTGGTGAGTCCATCGTCGACCGGGTCAGTAGCGCCGCCAAGATTGCAGGTGCGGCCGGGGCAGCCATCATCGCGGGCGGACTCGCAGGCGGCCTCAAGCGGGTTCTTGACACCGAAGACGCCACTATCGCTTTCAGCCAGATGGGCCTGTCAGTAGAAGACATCGACCGTGCGTTAGCGTCGGTAGATCGCACGTTCGACGGGACTCCGTTCGCGAATCCGGACGGGTTCAACATTTCGGCTCAGCTCTTGGCATCCGGCAGAGACCTCAATCAGGTCGAAGACGATCTGCGGGGTATCGCGAACGTCACCGCACAGACGCTAGACAAGGACTTGCAACGCACGTCTGACACGTTCCTGCGTATCGCTGCGACGGGCCGTCTGTATGCGACGGACTTGAACTCGCTGGCGATGCAGGGAATCCCGATCCGTCAGATTCTTGCTGACGGGCTCGGCGTCACCGTTGACGAGTTGAACAACATGGTGTCGGCCGGTGAGGTCACGTTCGACACGATGATGGACATCGTCAACTCGACAGAGCGGTTTGACGGTGCGGCGCAGGCGATGGGGTCGTCGACCCGTGGGGCGTTCAAGAACGTTCTCACCGGCGTTGCACGTCTTGGCGAGTCGTTCCTCGGACCGCTGTTCGGCGAAGGAGGCTTCGCCGTCCAGGCGTTACAGTCGATTCGGGGAGCACTGCGAGACCTCACCCCCATTGCAGACGAACTCGGACAGCGTTTTGCGGATTGGCTTGTCCCAGCCGTGCAACGCCTATCAGAGTGGTTCCAAAACACACTTGTTCCTGCAGCGCAGCAGGTTGTGGAGTGGTTCAACCGAAACCGTGAAATGATCGGCAAGGTTGTTGCTGCAGTCATACCAGCTATCGGAATAGTGGCTGGGCTTGCCACCTCCATACATCTTGTCACTACCGCTCTGAGACTGATGGCGCTCGCCACCCCGGTCGGCATCATCATCGCTTTGGTTGCCGCGCTGATCTATGCGTGGCAGAACTCCGAGACGTTCCGGGACATCGTCACCGCGGCCTGGGAAACCATCGTCGCAGTTGTCGGCCCGNTGGTAGAAACNCTGGTCGGCTGGATCGGCAACGTCATCGACTGGTTCTCTGACCTTGTTGGCGGCTCCGAAGGTATGCGTGACGGCGTCTCTGGCGCCTGGGAAAGCGTCAAGAAAGCAGTTGCGCCGGTCGTGGACTGGTTCAGAACCCATGTCGGCCCGCTGATCAGGTCAGTTGCTGAACTCGCTATGGCATGGTGGGAGAAGGTTTCGCAAGCGTTCTCGGTTCTGATGGAGCAGATACGGACAGCATGGAACGTCGTTGGCGGTCCGACGATGCGGGTCATCGAAGGTGCGTGGAGACAGCTGCGGATTGTGGCGTCTGCCGTTTGGGATGCGATCCGGATCGTCATTGAGACGGTGCTTGGTGTCATTCGGGGCATCATCGACGCGGTAACCGCTGCTATCCGTGGTGACTGGCAGGGCGTGTGGGACGCTGTGTCCCTTGTCGCGTCGACCATCTGGACCGGCATCAAGGGCACGGTCGAGTCTGCTATCGGTTTCGTGCGAGACACAATCAGTAACGTGCTTGGCGTTGTGCAGGGCCTGTGGGAGTCGGCCTGGGGCGCGGTGTCCGGTTTCCTGTCGGAAATCTGGGAAACGATGAAGGGTGCCGTGTCGGCCGGCACTTCGGACATCGTCGGCTGGTTTAGGGAACTACCAGGACGGATGCTGAGAGCGCTAGGTAACACGGGCCGAATCCTGTACCAGGCCGGCCGAAACATTCTGCGAGGAATGCTCGACGGCATCCGGTCCATGTTCGGCCGGATCGGTTCGACGATGAAAGATGCGGCGTCCCGGGTGCGGGATTTCCTTCCGTTCTCGCCTGCGCGTGAAGGTCCGTTGTCAGGTCGTGGGCATTCGCTGTATGCCGGTCGTGCTATCGCCGAAGATTTGGCAGAGGGCATTCTGACTGGGCGTCGGCTGGTTGATGCTGCGGCGCACGAGCTGGCTGCAGCAGCACAGTTCGAGGCGTCTTCGGTGCTGCCAGAGTTGACCGGTCAACGGCCGTTTCGGGCTTCGCCGCCGTCGGCCTCGTCGTCTATGCAGACCATCATCGTCGAGCTGGATGGCCGTCAGATCGCACGGTCCACCCTGAAACACTCACCCGGCGTGGTCAAGGTCAAGACCGGAGTACGGGCCTGATGACGGCCGTCCAGTTCCTCTACGACGGCACCACCGTGCAGGCCGCCGTCGGCACGTTCACCATCGACGACACCATCGACGAACGTGCTGTCGCGTCGTTCACCATCATCGACGAACAAGCCACCATCACCCCCACCAAGGGCGCCACCGTCGTCATCAAACAAGGTGGCGGCACCACGGTGGACGGCCCCGCCCTCGTCGACGACGGCGACATCACGGTCGACTCTGCCGACATCACCGTCGACTCCGAAGGGTCCACCGGCCCCGCCGGTGCGGTCACCCTGTTCTCCGGGTATGTGGAACGGGCACGGACCTCCGCCCTACCCGGCGGGCTGCTGTTCCACGATATCGACGCCATCGACCACGTCTACCTCGCAGACAAACGGCTGGCAGCGGCCGCCTACCAGAACCAGACCGTCCACCACATCGTCGCCGACCTCCACAACCGGTATCTGAAGGACGAAGGGGTCCTGCTCGGCACCGTCGATCAGGGTTCCCCGGTCGAGTTCATCGCGTTCGCCTACCAGCCGGTTGCGGATGCGTTGACGGAGCTGGCTGAGCTTGCCGGCTACTGGTGGTGGATCTCCCCGGGCAAGGCGTTGCATTTCCGTCGTCGTGACGCGCTGGCTGCCCCGTGGGTGCTGACGGCCGACCCGGAACTCATCCCGTACGACTCGTCGGTGAAGGTGGAGCGGGCTGCGCCGGACTACCGAAACACCCAGTACATCCGGCAGGTCCGTGACCGCACCGACCTCCAGGTCGAAGCGTTCCGCGGCGACGGGGACACCCGCACGTTCGTTGTCGGGTTCGCCATCGCCGAAGTACCCACAATCACCGTGAACGGCTCACCACGGTCGGTCGGTATCTCCGGCGTGAACGACGGCCGGGACTGGTACTGGAACAAAGAATCGGCGAACATCACCCAGGACCAGGACGACACGCCCCTGTCGGCGTCGGACCGGCTGGAAGTGTCCTACGTCGGGTTTTTCGATTCGGTGGTGCTGTCCCGCGACGAAGATCAGATCGCTGCCCGTCAGGCGATTGAGGGTGGGACGGGGAAGGTTGAGGCTGCCCGGGCCGGCAGGGTTGAGGGCCGGTCGAATGCGTTCCAGTTGGCGGCGGCGAAGCTGGCCGAGTACGGCCGGGATGGGACGATCTTTCAGTTCACGGTCCGCCAGTCGGGGTTGCGTCCCGGCCAACTGCTGACCGTGGACTTCCCCCCGCTCGGTCTGGACGGTGANCTGCTGGTCACGTCGGTGGAAACGTTCGANCTNGAGGGGGTGGAGCTTCGCTGGTCGGTGACGGCGATCCAGGGGCCTATCGGTGAGTCGTGGGGCCGGTTCTTCTCGCGGATGTATCTCCCGCCGGATGTGCTGGTGTGGCGCGATATCGACGATGTGGAGATTCTGAGCCGTCTGTTCGAGTTCAGCAAGACGTGGACCGAGCCGGAGAACCCGAACATTTTCCGTGAGGTGTTCCCTGCTGTCGATCTGATGCCGGCGGCGTCGACGTTCCCGATGTTCGACTTCGACGACCGTCTGTCACATGTTGAGCTGTGGGATGCGGACGGTGCGCTGTTGCGGAAGGTGTTGACGCAACGTGTCGGTTTGGACACTGCCACGATTACGACGACACAGTATGTGGCGCCGCAGGAGGGGCTGGGCCAGGTTGTTGAGGTGGTGTGGTTTGGGGGGGTGCGTGCGTCGGGGTCGGTCGGGTCTGGGGTTGAGGTTGGCCGTGCGGCGTTGGTGGAGGAGAAGACGTCGGCTGAGGCGTGGACTTTGGTGCGGACCGACGAGAAGTGGAGTAGCTGATGACGTTTTGGGATGAGACGGTGCCGCTGTCGCCCGCCAACCTGAACTCGAGCACGGTCCCGGTGGGTGGCATCATCATGTATTCCGGGGTGATCGCGAACCTGCCGGAGAACTGGTCGTTGTGTGACGGGACAGGTGGGACGCCGGATTTGCGGGGCCGGTTTGTCGTTGGGGCTGAGGGGTCGTATGAGCAGGGGGACACCGGGGGTGCGGATGAGGTGACGTTGTCGGAGGGGGAGCTGCCGGCACACTCGCACAGCGGGTCGTCGGGTAGCGGGGGAAGCCACACGCACAGTTTCTCCAGCGTGGTGCGCGAGTCACAAACGATCG